TTATTTGCCGCGGTTTTCCAGCTCGTCCCAACGCTCCAGCGCGACCAGCAGCTCTTCGTCGATCTGCGCATAACGTTCGGTCAGGCGCGCGCCCTCGCGCGCGTCTCTCGCGAACACCGAACCGTCTTCGAGCTGCGCGCCGATCGCCTTCTGCTCCGCTTCGAGCTCGGCAATCTTTTGCGGCAGCGCCTCGAGCTCGCGCTGCTCCTTGAACGACAGCTTCGCCGTGCGCTGCGCGTTGCGGCCCGTGGCGCTGTCCTTCTGCGACACTTCTTTCGGCGCTTCCCTGCTCGACTCTTTCAGCGCTTCGAGCGCCAGTTGCTCTGAACGGTCGCGCTGCGTCTGCCAGTCCGAGAAGCCGCCAACGTATTCGCGCCACTTGCCGCCGCCTTCCGACGCGATCACCGAGGTCACCACGTTGTCCAGAAACGCGCGGTCGTGGCTGACGAGCAGCACCGTGCCGTCATAGTCGATCAGCAGTTCTTCGAGCAGTTCGAGCGTCGGAATGTCGAGGTCGTTGGTCGGTTCGTCGAGCACCAGCACGTTGGCCGGCCGCGCGAACAGACGCGCGAGCAGCAAGCGGTTGCGCTCGCCGCCCGACAGCGACTTGACCGGCGAACGCGCGCGCTCCGGCGCGAACAGGAAGTCGCCGAGGTAGCTCATCACGTGCTTTTTCTGGCCGTTGATTTCGACCCACTCGCTGCCGGGGCTGATCGTGTCGGCGAGACTCTTTTCCAGATCGAGCTGCGCGCGCATCTGATCGAAATAGGCGACCTGCAGATTGGTGCCGACGCGCACGTTGCCCTCGTCCGGCGCGAGCTCGCCGAGGATCAGCTTGAGCAGCGTGGTCTTGCCCGCGCCGTTCGGACCGATAAAGCCGATCTTGTCGCCGCGCATCACGGTGGCCGTAAAGCGGTCGACCACCGTGCGCGCGCCATAGCGCCTCGTCACGTCAGTCAGTTCCGCGACGATCTTGCCGGACTTTTCGCCCTGGCCGACATCGAGCTTCACATTGCCCTGCACGTTGCGGCGCTCGGCGCGTTCGTTGCGCATCTGCACGAGACGGGCGATGCGGCCGACGCTGCGGGTGCGGCGCGCCTCGACGCCCTTGCGAATCCACACTTCTTCCTGCGCGAGCAGCTTGTCGAACTTCTCGTTTTCGATCCGCTCGACTTCCAGTTGCTGCGCCTTGCGCGTCTGATAGGCGGAGAAATTACCCGGATACGACAGCAGCCGCCCGCGATCGAGTTCGACGATGCGCGTGGCGACGCGGTCGAGAAACGCGCGATCGTGCGTGATGAACAGCAGCCCCGCGCGCAGCGACACCAGCAGCTCTTCGAGCCAGCGGATGCCGTCGAAATCGAGATGGTTGGTCGGCTCGTCGAGCAACAGCACGTCCGGCTGCACGACGAGCGCGCGCGCGAGCGCCGCGCGCTTTTGCATCCCGCCGGACAGCGAGCCGATGCGCGCCTCGCCGTTCAGGCCGATCTGCTGCAGCGTGGTGGCGACGCGGGTGCTCCAGTTCCACGCGTCGGCCGCATCGAGCGACGATTGCAGCGTGTTCATGCGCGCGAGCAACGCGTCATGCCCGGCACCCTCGGGCGTATCGGCAAGCTGATGCGCAACCGCGTCGTACTCGTCGAGCAGCGCGCGCGCGTGGGTCAGGCCGGCGGCGACCGCGTCGAACACGGTGTCGTCGGCATCGAACTCGGGCTCCTGCGGCACATAGACGGTAGTCAGATTCTGCTGACGGGTGACGAGGCCGTCGTCGAGGCGGGCGAGATCGGCGACGATCTTCAGCAGCGACGACTTGCCGGCGCCGTTGCGACCGATCAGCCCGACGCGCTCGCCCGCTTCGAGCGAAAAATCCGCGTGGTCGAGCAACGCGACGTGACCGAACGCCAGTTGGGCTCCGGTAATGGTGTAGAGCGACATGGGAATGGGAGAAGACAGCGATGAGCCGGAACGGGTTATTGTACCGGGCGCGCGGGACCGCCGATGCTCGCCGCGGGCGGACTGTCGCAAGGCCTGCCGGACGGGACGGCGTGCTGCTCCCGGTTCAAGCGCCGCGGGCGACGCATGCGCGCCGTTTATGGCCGGAGCGTCCGGTGGGTCTGAAGACGTTCTACAGGTGCACCGGACGCGTTGCGGGGATACCGCTCCGGCCGGCTCGCCGATGGTCGAATTGACAAATTCCGGTACCATTGCCGGTCGCCGCGCCGCCTCGAGCGGAGCGGATCAAGCCGGGCATTGGATTGAAGAGAGAAAGAGAGAGCGTGTCGTGAGTGATGTCGTCGATGTAACTGAATACAAGAGCTGGGTGTGCCTGATTTGCGGCTGGATCTACAACGAGGAAGAAGGCCTGCCCGAAGAAGGCATTACGCCGGGCACGCGCTTCGCCGATATCCCGGAAGACTGGCGCTGTCCGCTGTGCGATGTGGGCAAGGCGGAGTTTGCGGTGGTGGAGTTTTAGGACGGTTTTGCCGAGATGGCTCGACGCGGTGCGCGCGGTTTGACGCGCGTTGCGAGGTGACTCAGGTTGATTCGCGCGGCCCGGCAGGCGATGTTTGCCAAGCCGTTTGCTTTGAAGGGCGGCAATACCGCCCTCCTTTTGCCGTGGCGGGTTTGATATACTCTGCGCTCGCTGGCGAATCAGGACTCGACGAGTTTCGCGGATTTGTCCAGTTCGGTCCCCTCCCTGTAGTTCAATGGATAGAACAAGTGCCTCCTAAGCGCTAGATACAGGTTCGATTCCTGTCAGGGGGACCAGATACCCTCCCAGTACCTCCCAAGATTTACCAGAAAAGCCCCGTATGCCTTGCGCTGCGGGGCTTTTTGCTGCCATCATTGCCCACAATTGCCCAGCACAAGCCAAATTCTTTGGGGGTATCGGTGGGGATATCGCCGAATACCCCCAAAATCGATACCCCCAACGCCATGCCCAAGCAGATTGCACCGCTGACTGAGCTTCAGGTCCGGAAAGCCAAGCCGGCCGAACAGCCCTACCGCCTAGCCGATGGCAAGGGCCTTTACCTCCAGGTGATGCCGAACGGCGCGCGCTACTGGCGGATGAAGTACCGGTTTGACGGCAAGGAAAAGCTGGCCTCCTTCGGCGTTTATCCTGAAGTCAGTCTCGCGGACGCCAGAAAGGCATGCCTGGCTGCCCGACAACTATTGGCAGCGGGCACAGATCCGTCCGAGCAGAAAAAGGAAGTGAAACGCGCACGAGCACTGGAAGCCGTGTCCACATTCGAGATTGTGGCCCGCGAGTGGTTCGAATCGCAGAAAGCTGGCTGGACCGAGGTCTACGCCGGCAAGGTGATCGGCTCGTTGGAGGTCGACGTGTTCCCGAGAATCGGATCGAAGCCGATCAAGGACATCGAGGCGCCGCACATGCTTGAGATCCTGTGGGCGGTCGAGGCCCGCGGCGTCCGGGAAACCGCCAAACGCATCCTGCAGCGGTCACGCGCAGTCTTCCAGTACGGGATCATGACCGGCCGGTGCTCGCGCAACCCGGCTGCCGACATCGATCCTGAGACCGTGCTGAAGAAAGGCGCTGGCGTGAAGCATATGGCGCGCGTCAAGCCGGTAGAGATTCCGCAGCTTATGCGTGACATCGCCGGCTACCAGGGCGACATCGTTACCTGGCTGGCTCTTCAGTTCATGGCTTTTACGTTCGTGCGGACCACCGAACTGATCAAGGCGGAGTGGACCGAGATCGACGAGACAGCCAAAGAATGGAGAATCCCCGCCGAGCGCATGAAGATGCGCGATCCGCATATCGTGCCGCTGTCGAAGCAGGCTCTCGATCTCATCGGCGAGCTACGGAAACTGAACGGCACGGAGAAATACGTGTTCCACAGCGTGCAGGGACGTAGCCGCGGTCCAATTTCCAACAACACCATGCTGTTTGCGCTCTACCGCATGGGGTACAAGTCGAGGATGACCGGGCACGGATTCCGAGGCCTGGCGGCCACCGTGCTACGCGAACTCGGATACAGCCGCGATGTGGTCGACCGGCAACTGGCACATGCGGAGCGCAATCAGGTAACGGCAGCGTATGTGCACGCCGAGTACCTCCCGGAGCGCAGGAAAATGATGCAGCATTGGGCCGATTATCTGATCGCTGCTGCAGCGTAAGCCTCCCGAAACCGAGGCACATCGACCAGTCCGCGATCTACCAACTGGTCACCGACCGACGTAGACAGGACGACCATGAAAACAATCGCAATTCTCCTAGCTTTAGTAATCCTATCCGCCTGCGGCGGCAATTCCGACAACCCGCCCGCACCCAAATTTGTCCGTTCCATTGGCCCACAGCTGCGCCCCTGCGAAACGACCGGCCCGACCGCTCCTGCGTGCCCGGCTTCCAGTCCCTGATGAAGCTCTACGTCACACACGACGTCGCCGCCTCGATCCGCAAAGCGCACGCAGACTTCACGCATGTGCTGGTCAACTGCGGCTATACGACGATCAAGCCGGTGTTCTTCCGCAGCGCGAAGATCGCAGACCTGCCGGTCTATCAGTGGGCATGGTGGGATCAGTCGACAGACGGCCAATTGAAGCGCTGGCGGGAAAGCGGCGGTGTCCTGCTCGATCGCTACACGGTGTCGAACCGGGCCGGCGCGGCCGATGTGCTGGTGTTTGTCGAGTGCCCGCTGACAATGGCGCGCGTCGCACAGTCAGCCGTGAACACCGCCGAATACACGGTCCTGCCGATACCGCATACCTGGAGCACTCACCAGGAATGCGTCGACCTGCGTACGCCGCCCACGGACGTACTGCGCGATCTCTGGAAGATTTGCTGCGGCGCTCGCCTCACCGATGCGGAACTCGAAGAAGCTTCCGGAATACCGAGGCAGAAAGTGATGTACATGCGCAAGAACCTGCGCCCGGTCGAGGAATGGCAGATCAAGCCGAGGCTTGCGCCTGACTTCACCGGGTTCATCGATGCATGGGAATGGATCGGCACAGGTCGCACCGCCTCGAAAAAAGACGTTCGCCTCGAGGGTCACCGGGCCGCGATCAAGGAAATGGCGCGCCTCGGACATATCTCGCTGACGAAATACCTTCAGTATCCAGACAGGGAGCCGGATTGGTCGGTGCTCGACAGGAAGCGATCACGCGCTACGGCTGATCTTGCTGAAGTTCGATCACTGGTTGAGACACTTCCTGACCACCTTCAAACGTGATGACCGTTTGCCGCACCTGTCTGATTCGCGGTGCGTTCTGGTGGTAGAGCTGGTTCAGCTCCGACAGCGCGTGTTCAATCTCGCGATCGCCTGCCATCTGCTGGTGACCGCCGCGCAGCGCGATCGCGGCCTGCAACTTCACTTTCGCCATCGCAGCGCTGCCCTTGTGCGGCATCGTTGCGAGGTTGTGAAGCTCTTCGATGCCGACGACCTTATACGCGAGGCTCAGGTCTGCCAGCCGGTTCTCGAACTGCTCGACGCTCATGCGCGAGTAAGCCGGGTCGATCTTTACTTTCTCGATCGCCGCGGCGAACTGCTGCAGCTCGGCCGAGGCGCGGATATACCGGTCCAGTTCCTGCGCGGTGCAGTCGAGCGCGCACGCGGCGAGGAAGATGTCCCCCTTGCCATTGGTGAGCGCGTCCTTGATGGACTGCTCAGAGATCAGGCCGGCGCGCGCGGAGCGTTTCATTTGCGTTTGCACTCCGGCAGGCGCTTCACGGACTTGCCCTGCTCAGCGTAAACGAATTTCTTGCCCACCTTCTTCGGGATGCCCAGCTTCGAGTGCCCCTCGGCTGCGGCGTGCATCGCGCGGTTCTGCGCTTTCGATTTCATCGGCATAACGTTCTCCTAGTACCCAAGACTCTTTGCGTAGCCTATGCGTTGCAGCTCGGGCAGCTGCTTTTTCAGCCGTCCTACGCCGATGTCCGTGCGGTAGAACGGGCTGTTCGGGATCTTCACCTTCCTGATCGCGCTGTAAGCACTGCGGCGTGCGCCGGTGATCGTCTCGCCGGTGCCGGTGGCGATCAGCACGTAGTCGCCCGCCGTGACCGGGCCCGGCAGATCCACGACCTTGCCGTTCACCTCACGCGGCGCGTTGCCCATCATGACTTCGGAAAAGTGCAGGTGGTCCATGTCCTCGGCGCCGTAGATCGGGATGCCGCACAGCTCCTTGTTGGTGACCTTCGAATAAGGAAAGTCGGGCAGCGCCATCAGCACGGAAATGCATACCTCGTCCATGCGGATGCGCAGCGTGTCCTTGCCCTGCAACTTGTCGACCATCCATTGCGCCGGATCGCCCTCGATCAGCGCGGTGAGGTTGTGTCGGATCGGCCAGCCGTCACGCATAGTCCATTCGAGCGGAAACGGGCCCTTGCCGTCTGTCGGGATCATGCAGTTCACGTCGACATAGCCGACATACCCGATGCGCTGCAGTTGATCGGTCGCGGGCTTGAGCACTTCGTCGGCCAACTTCGACTGCTTCACGACGCGCACCGTCGTGCCCATTTCCCCCGTGTTCACGCCGAGGTCGCCGTTCATGAGCTTCTTGTTTTCCCAGTTTTCGACCCAGCCTTTGGACCAGCCATCCGGGCCGAAGAAACCGCCGACCGCCATTTCGATACCGTCGATCTTCTCCTGGAGAATGAAGCCGTCCTTGCGCGCCGCCGCGCGGTACTTGTCGATCTTCTTCCACCGGTTGAGCATGTACACCATGTCGGCCGCGCTGTTGGCTACATACGACATCGCGCGCTCGCCGTCACCGGACGGCTTCGACACGAACGGCTTGGCTTCCTTCTTCACGTATGCGATCGCGCTGTCGTAGTCGTGGAACGTTTTGCCCGGAATAATGCGCATGCCGCACTCTTCCATGACCTTCTGTCCCGCCTCGCGGTCGAGTTCCCACTCTACGGCGGCCAGATTGCACCCATAGATCGGGTAGCCTATCCTGCGGAACGGTTCAAGCATTTCCAGATAGCTGACGTTATCCGGGGTATAGATGAGATCAGCCCAGCCGAGCCACTTGCGGCGCAGCTCGTCGTAATCGCGGATTTTCGGCACGATCCCCTCGCCGGCGTGGCGGTCCGTACCGTCCGGGCGCGGTTTGTCGTACCACAATACCTGATGCCCCCACTGCTGGCAGCGCATCAGCCAGTCGAGGCAGTTTGAACCGACATCAATTGCCAGAATTCGCATGGTCGTTTTTCCCGGGAGACCATAATGAAGCGTCTAATTCCTGCGTTCCTGCTCTGCGTAGCGGTCTCCGCGCACGCCTGGGGTATTTCAGGTCTGGGCTGGTACCAGACCTACCGGACTGGCGCACCCGCGCCGGTGCCCGCACAGCAGCCCAATTACACCGACAACTACAATCAGGGCTACACGGACGGCTACAACGCGAGCCACGGATACGACAAACGCCACGGCTATGGTGACCATTACGAACAAGGCTACCAGGCCGGGTATCGTGCGGGTCAATAGCTTCATGGCGTCGGCGGTCGTTGGATCAGCCTGTCAGTAATGCCGGGCCCAAGGCGGTTATACGCGGCGGCGGCCGGCGCCGTGAGCGCGGCAGTACCCCCGGCCGCGATCGTGCCGAGCGGGTGGGTCAGCAGGTTCTGCATCAGCGCGCGCTCGGCCGTACCGCTTGACGGGCGTTCTTTCAGGAATCGCTGTCCGATGTCCGCTAGCGTGCCCAGATCTCCGGCTGCGCCGCGTGCCATCGCAGAACGTCCTGCCTGATTGCGCGTGACCGCGCCGAGCAGCAAGGAAGGCTGGATATTCCCCGTTGGAGACTTTGCAACGAGAGGTTCGAGCGCCTTGCCGACGGCATACTGGCGGCGTGCGGCGTTGTAACGCTCAAGGTCTTCAGGACTGAGCTGTGACACAAACTGTTCCTGCAGATCGTCCTGCAGATCGGACAGCGCATGCCGTAGATCACCGTTCTGCGTGTTACGGATCTGGGTGTTGAGTCGCGTGTTGATGCGACGGAATGCATCGCCGGGCAGCACACCGCCCTGCGACCGGTCCGTGATCTCATCGGCGTAACCACGCACAACGCGCTCGACATCTCCCGTCTGGTAGCGTTGCGCCTCGGCCACGTGACCAGCGAGCCGGTTCACGAGATCTTCATTGAACGGAACATCGTGACTGCCGGCAATTTCGCCGATCGTTTCGCACGCGCGCGTCATCTGACGGTTGAACACCTGTCGTGTCAGGCGGTTCCCTTCACCGCCCAGCAGATACACGAGCTGGTGGTTGAACATGTCCTGATTGTGCTCCCGCACGGTCTGCCCGACGAACGGATTGTCCTGTGCGAGCTCGCCGGCCTGCCGGGCGTACTTGTTCCCATAGACCATATCCGGCGTGAGGCGGAAGCCCAGGCCGTGCGCCTGCCGCGCGAGCTGCAGAGTGCCCGGATCGACATCCGGCAGTGCACCGGCCGCAGCATTCCCCGCGGCCCGGCCCACTGCGCGGCTGGCACCGCGCGCAGCACCCGCCGCGCCTTCACCGGTCGCCAGCACGCCGCGCGGCACTTCGGGGATGCGCGCCAGTAACGCACCTTCAACGGGCAATCCCGCGAGGCGGCTCGCGTCGAAACCCCGTCCCAATGCTTCCAGATCGTCCCTACCGGCCTGCGAGCGAGGCTGGTAGGTCAGCCGGTTGGCGAGATCCACACCGGCCTGCTCACCCCGCCGGATGCCTTCCTGCATGCCGTATTTGCCACTCGTGAGCGTTTTGCCGATGCCGTATACCTGACCCGCGACGGATGCGGGAATCGACGTTGCGACCGACAGCCCGGCTTCGCCGAGCCCGAGCAGCTTGTTGGCGATGCTGTCGGCATGCTCCGGTTTCAACTGCGCCGGTCCGCTGCTATCCGGCGGAAGACGGTCAAGAGCCGGCACAGCGCCGCCCGACGCTGCAGGTGCAGCGCCAGCAGCTCCGTATTTCTCCCACGGAGCCGCGTCTGCTGTGGATGCCTGAGGCGCATATTTTTCCCACGGGTTCACTGAACCTTCTCCCAATTCGACTGCTGCGACGGGTCACCGCCCTTGAAGCGGTATCCGCCTTCGACTGTGCCGACAGCCGGTGCCTTGACCGCTGGCGGCGGGTTGGCCATCGGCTTGCCGCGCGTGACCGCTTCACGGAACTCCGATCGCACCTGACCGGGCGAGGCCTGCGCGGCCGACATCTCACGCTTCATCATCGACACGACCGACGCATACTGCTCCGGCGTCTGCGCGGTGTTCAGCATGTCGCGCGCGTGCTCCTTGTCGCTCACGGTCGGTGTGCCGCTCGGCGACACCGCGCGCGCATACGCATTGATGAGCGAGTTCGTGGCAGCGCCAAACGCGACGATCTTCGGGTCGCCCGTGTTCGTCTCGTAAGCCTGCAAGGCTTTATTGGCCGGCACGAACTGCGAACGCGGCACCTGCTCCGATGCCTGCTGCGCGATGTCCGCGAACTGGCCCGCCTCGTTGACGGCCATGCCAGCCTGTGCGGTGCGCGTGCCGAGCGCGCGCTCACCCGACTTGATGCCCTCGAACTCGGCCACCGACGCGGCGAGGTCCTTGCCAGTCATACCCTGCGCTTCGGCCTGCTTGCGCACTTCGTTGCGCAGTGCGACGAGGTTTTTCGAACCCTGCGCGCCGCGGCCGAGGTTCTGCAGTACGGTGCGATCGCCTGCCAGATATTGCTGGGCCATGAAGTGAAGATCTTCAGGATCGAGCGCCGCGTTCGGGTCGCCCTGCAGGCGCGCATTCAACGACGCGCGCTGCAGCCCGATCATCTGGGAACGGATTGCCATCGAATCGGCGTGCGCCTGCTCCCGATCGGCCCGGTTCGCGGCGTTGTCCTCGGCGCGCTGGCGCAGCGCGTCGTACCGCTGTTGAAGGTTTGCCAGCTGCAGCTCGCGCGTAAACTGCTGCTGCAGCTGCGCGGCCTGCGCTTTGGCCTGCGAGTCGAGCACCGGCATCAGCTGGCCGAGACCGGCCATCAGGTCGGCGCCGCTCAATCCCTGGTCCTTCAGGACCCTGATCGCGTTGTCGAGCGTCAGCGGGCCGGGTGCCTGCTGTTGTGCGGGCCCAGCAGCGGGCGGCGTGGGGATCGATGCGGGTGCCGCCTGCGCGGGAGAACCTGCTGTCGGCAGCGAACGGAAAGGCGGAATACCCTGCTGAGGCATCGCGCCCTGCGCGCCGCCCGGCGGAATCGGCGGCCGGTTCACCTGACCAGGAACGGGTCCCGAAGGCATAGGCATGCCACCACCGGCTTGCGGCGCTGGTTGCGACGGTTGCCCCGGTGCGGGAGTCTGTGGAGGCGGTGCAATCTGTTGCTGCTGGCCAGCAAGTAGCGCGGGCAATGCATTGCCCGCTGCCGCCATCGCGGCCTGCTGGCGCTGACGGTCCTGCTGTTGCTGCTGGAACTGGGCGAGCTGGATCTGCGCGAACTGGCGTTGCAGCGCCTGCTGTTGCGCTGCCTGCTGGTCCTGAAGAAAATATGGAAGTCCGGATAGTCCTGCCATGGCTCACCTCACTGCAGCGTGAAGCCGTACGAGTTGCCACCGCCCGAGTAATACGGGCTCGACGTGAACGCGCCGCTGAAATCCCCGCTGCCGAACGATCCCGTCGTGCCGTTGAACAGGTTGCCCCAGCTACCGGCGTTCTGATACGCCGTGCCCAGCCCCTGAATGCCCTGCGACACGAGACTGCCGGCAGCGCCTGCACCTGCGGACTGGGCCTGGAATGGCACGGCCTGCGCGCCCTGCCCGTTGTTCATGTACGGAATGATCTGGTTCTGGATGCCCTCGGCCGGCCCGTACAGATTCGAATTCAGGTACTGGCCATAGGTGCTCGCGAGGCTTCCCGGCGTCGCGGCGATCGTCTGCGCGGTCGTGTAGGGCAACTGACCGGAGAGCAGCGCATAGCCCGGCGCGGCCTGCGCCTGGTTGCTCGCGAGCTCGCCATACTGACCGGCCACGCCGGCCGCCTGCCCGTAGCCCTGCAGGCCCTGCAGCGCGCGGGAAAGCTGGTTGTTCTGCCAGTCGATATTGAAATTCGACAGCGCCTGATTGGCGACGCCCGCGCCCGCCGCCGACGAGCCCAGGCCATACATCGAATTCGTGGCTCCGGTCTGGTCCCGCAGCTGCTGCGCGGTGCGGTTGTAGAGCGCGTTCTGCGGGTCGAGACCCATGCTGTACACGTTCTGGCCCGCATCGAGCAGGGACTGCTGCGTGCCAAAGTTCGCGTTGGCCTGATTGTTCAGCACACCCGCAAGGCCCGCGTACGTGCCGGCGGCCGAGTTGGCCGCGTTCTGGTACTGCGGCCCGTACTGGTTGGCCGCGTTGATGCCGGCGTTCTCGGCGCCCAGCGCAATCTGGTTCTGCGGATTCGCGTTGGCATAGTAGGAATCGCCCAGGCTGTCCAGCAGTCCCTGCCAGATCTGGTCCGCCTGCGGCAGGCCAGTCGGCACGTAGTAGCTCGACCCCGCGCCAGAAACGGATGGCGACATGAGACCGGTCACCAGCGATCCGCCGATACCCGCTGCGAGACCGCCTGCGATTGCGCCGAATGGCATGGTTCACCCCTTCATCAATGTCTCAGGATCCGCGACGCTCTCAGCGTGGATACACAGCCACGTCAGATCGGTGAGCGCCTGAATGCGATGCGCTTTTCCGGCCTTCACTTCGAGCATGCATGGACCATGCAGCACGCTCAGCCGGCCGTCGATCTCAACCATGGCCGTGCCGCGCGCGAGATAGCTCAGATGGTCATAATCGTGCACGTGCTTGTCGACTTCCTGGCCGGCGAGCAGACTCTGTTCGCGCGCGTACACACCACCGGCCGAGAAGTGATGCAGGATCATCGCTCGCACCTCAGGCACACGATCAGCGTGATCCGGTCGTCGGGACCGTCGTTGACGACCTCATGCACCTTCGAATTATCGAAGTACCAGACCTCGCCCGGCGCCATCGCCACGCGCTCGTCCTCGACGACGTTCACGCACTGCGGGTTCGATTGCAGCACGACATAGAGCTTGGTGTTGTAATGAGTGGCGTGCCACCCGCCATCGGTGTGCGGCTCGATCCGGCCGCCCGGGGGAATGCGCGTAATCAGCACACCGCCGAGGCGCGTGGCTTCCGTGCGCGCCATCAGCCCATAGACGATCGGCCGGGCCTGCGGCAGTGCGTACCACTCCGGATAGAACACCGATTCATGTTCGTCGTTGAACCCCGACCAGTCACCCGATTCCCTGAACGGCTTTTCGTCGTTGTAGCGCAGCCAGATATCGTCCATCTGGACGTGCGGCGCGAGCTCCTTGCGGAACGCGTGCCGGTTCCAGAGCCTCGGCTGGCGCGCGAGCGCGAGCAGCAGCGGCGCTGTATCGATACCTGCAGCGATCTTGACGAGGTTCCTCATTGCCCATCCGGAATAACCGCGTCATCACCGATCGTCGATGTCAACGCGCGGTCACAGTGACCAGGATTGATCCAGTTCAGCACGCCGCACAGCACGCAGCCCCACTTCCGGCCAGTTGCGTTCGCTTTGGCGGCGCGCTCACTGATGGTCTCGTTCGGCGAGCCGCCGAACACCGTGTTGACCGACTCATCAAGCAGCACGGCATAGTTCAGCAGATAGCGGCCGAGGCGATTCACGATGCACCCTTGATGCGTTCCGCGACGTGCAGACCGCCGAGACCGAGCATGCCGAGCGTCAGCGTCGACAGTTCGCTCAGCTCCATCGGCGGCAGATTCACCGGATGGCCCGCGAACTGCGCGATCGCATTCGTAAGCGGTTGCAGAACGAAATTCCATGCGTAACCGGCGACGCAGACCCAGCCCATACCGCCGCGCCAGTGCTGCAGCGGATCGGTGCTTTGCGCCTCGGCCTGGTTGATCTGCATCTGCCCGGTGATCTGCGCAAGCTCACCGGTCTGCTGAAATTGCAGCAGCTGCAGCTTCGCCGCAGCGGCCTGCGTCGGGTCCGGCCAGATCCGGTCGATAACGTCACCGACCACGTTCGTGACGGCGGTAATGGGATCGAGCGCAGCCATCATGCCGCTCCTTTCAGAAGGTTATTTGTCGAGCTTGCGTCGCGTAATGGTAATTATGCGCTGGCTTTTTTAGAATTTATGTCACGACAGTGATTGTCTACGACAGCCCAATCAACTGCCGCCACCTTTTATGGACTGCAGCACATTGCCGCTCGATGCTTCGATCATCCATTTGATTTTTGAAGCCTTCTATCTCCAGCAACGCTCCAATTTCTGACGGTCGATGCTTTCCCGTCGCTCGACGGTTCGCGTGTGCCATGTTCGTTACGAAAAGACGCTCTCTGGCCGTACCGTCGAGGCGAGCGATAGGATAGATGGAATCCAGATCGGTCACTAGCAGTGACCGGAGCAGCATCAACCGGTCGTCAAAACGCTCATCCAGAAGAGGAATCACATTGCGTGATTTCTGCATAGCGCTGAACCCCAGCTTCACACCGTTATCCCTTGAAAGGGCTGACATTGCCTCCATCCCGGATATTCCTTCTTTGATTTTAGAAAAGAACTGTCGCCTTTCCTCTACGATCTTCGAAGCGGTATCCAAATAATGGTACTGACGCAACGAAAGAACGACAGTTAAAAGCCATCTACGTGGACTTGACTCGCTGATGCCGAGAATCGAGTCCACGCGCCGGTAAAATCGAGAATCGGTTCCTTTCGGACCGAATCCTGAACTGGAAACGAACTTGTGAAGGGCGTCGTAGCGTGACTGGATCATGCGATGACGATGCGCTTCAGCATCTGTCTCGGATGAACGGTGGACCAGGGGAAACATACGATCCCTGACCCGAACGAATGCCGGCTGAGACATTAGCCACGAGTAGACTTTGTCCTCATCGACCCGATGCATCGCAATGTCGGTCGCATGGTATGCAAGCGTGAGCAAGTCCTTGGCAACGACACTATCCTCACCAGAAAAATAGTCCACCTTGAATGCCGGCTTTAGGTATTCGGCATGCGCGGACTCAATTAGCTTTACGGATTTGTCGAATTCTTCTTCGGTCGGGATAGTCATTTGCGCCCTCACGCACCCTCAGTAGTGAACCGCGCCAACAGGGTAAGGGAGCCCTGCTTTCGCCCCGTCGGGCTAGGCGCGGTTGTAACCGATTATCGCTGAAAGTCTGGATCGACGATTTTGATGATCTCCCTGAAGCTTCGAACCTGCGTCAAGAGATCGCGCGCCGCAATCTGTGTCAGCTGATCGACCCTCGCCAGCTTCTGCTCGGCCGCTTCCTCTTCCGTGTCATGCCGATCAAACAGCAGCACGATTGCGCGCAGAACGTCTGGCAGCGGGTTCACGCGGCGGCGGCCGGCGTGCCTTTTGGGCGTCGGCAAAGGATGGACATTGTTATCCATTGCTGGCCCCCTGCGACGATTTCGACTTTCTGCCGCGGCGAGGTGTAGGCACCGCCAATGCGGGCACCTTACCGAGGAACGCTTGAAACGCTTTGTCGTCCCAAGCCTTCACTGCCGCTCTCCAGCATCTATTGCGCTCTTCGATACCCTCGGCTGTCATGCGGTAGGCCATTTCCCTGAGTTCCCTGGCTTTCGATTTCAACTCGCGCTCGTGCCAGGCTGGGCCATTGTTCCAATATCGAGTCAACTCAAAATTGTCACACTGAAACCATCCCCGCGGCGGTCCGTCGAAATCATCTGGACGAGCGCGATTGAGCACAAATCTGAATTCACCCAGCGTCCACCTAAGTTTGGCGATACCTTGGGGAAACACGACGCCATCCGGGATCAGCCCTTCGCCTTCGAGCTGCGCGCGCGTGCCAATGTACACGGTGCGCTCGTATTCCGGTTGCAGATGAATTTTGAGTTCGGTTTGCGTTTGCTCGGAACGAGCGGATGCTTTGGAGGACATGGCTTGGACTCCTACGTTTGGTAAGAGCCTGCCGCCGCTGTCAAACGGGTGGGCAGGCACATGGCAAGGTTGACAGACCGGAACGTAGGAACCGGTAGGCGCGAGCGCCTCCCCACCATGGCCCACCCATAAACTGGGCACGCGATGATACTACGGACGAAAAAATACCGCCATGTGGCGGTTCGTCCGCCTACGTTTCTCAGGCTGTCACCCCCGGACGCTGTTGTCTCAGCGACATATACAGCGTAGTCGCCTGTCGGTCGTTCGTCAATAGGCTATTTGCCCCGCGTCGCGGTTATTAGGTATTGCCTAGCAAAATGAGCCGCTCACAGAAGCAGTGCTTCTAGCCATCTGTGGCTACGCCAGCTATACGCTCTCGTATAGATTCTCCTATACGTTTATTGGCCAGTTGAGGTCCGCCTAAGACATACATGTCTTATCGATCAAGTCTGAGTTTAGCGAACTCACAACTCTCGGTTTAGTGCACTTACAACTTTCGGTTTAGTGCACTAAACTTCGTGCCGCTCAGGCTACCCGCCACTCGCGCGCAGTTGTCGCAAATTGATTCTCGCGATCACGCACGCGTCTATCGTCGTTCGATTTCATCACGCTGCGCTCGCCAAAAAATATCCTGTTGCAGTCCCGGCAATCGTGCTACGGGACTACTGAGACATTGGAGATAAGGCATGCCTAATGGAAAGAAGCAGATACAAACCAAACGCGCTGAGATGATGGCATTGATCGGCGAAAATCCGGGAATCACCTCGGCGGAGATTGCGACAAAATTGAATCTCAGCAGCTCAAACAAAGTAGGCACGGCACTTTGGACGGCGATACGAAGTGGACGAGTTTTGACCGAGCGCGTGGAAGTAAATAGTAGGCACATGAACAGACACTACCTGCCTGACCAAGTACCGCCAGACGCCGTGACACGAGTGAAACAGAAGATCGTCGATGCGTCAGAGGTTATCCCGCCTGCAGCAGCTCGAACGGCACCCAACAGCGTCTTCAATGGCCCGAGGAAAGCCGCACATCCGAAAAGGAAGCCGGCTCGCAAAGTAACTGCCCGTTCGGCCGCTGCACCGCAACCAATGCCACAATTAAAAGTTGTCGGACAGTCGCAACCTTTTTCGTGCGCGGTCGCCAACGATGGCAGTCTAGTACTGATGCGAGGCGGCCGGATTGAGATGTCGTTATCTGAAGTCGACGCGGCAGCACTACAAAGCTATCTGGTGAAGCGCGCCGCAGCGAACCTGTTCGCGAACATCGTTTGATGCAGAAGCCGGCAGCACGCGCCGGCCTCATTGTGGAATTCGATCCGCGAGACGTGGCCGGACCGTCGAATCCGCGAATGTGGCGTTCTCCTCGACGTAGTACGAGCGGCCCACTTTTACGGGCGGCGGGTAGATCTTTCCAGCCTTGATCCAGAGCCTCGCCGTGCGGATTTTCGGCGGCGGATCGAACTCCTTCTCTAGCCACTTGTCGAGCCGAATCTTCATCACGGGCCCACGATTCGGGTGAGCTCCTGCGCTACCCATTCTTCCAGGCGCTGCGCTCCGGTTCTAGGCGTACCCTGAATCTGCAAAAGAATGCGCGCCGGCAAGTCGTGCAGGGTGGGCTGCGCTTGAGGGTTGGCCAAATTCGCGTATCCTTGGAGAGTCGGTATCACGGCCCCTGCGCGAAACGCAATTCCGTTCTGACCAAGATGCTGCGCGACCGCATCGATGATCGCCTTCTGAGATCGTGCAACACCGACAAGAAGCTCAGCCAACTGCTCGTTAGTAACTGGCATATTTCCTCCAACGGGTAACCACTGTGCTGTTTCGTTAGGGAAGTCCAACGACGGACAGACTACTACAGGAGGTGACATGCAGTGCAAAATCGAAGGGACGATGACTCTCACACCGGAACAGGTTCAGCGCGTGATGCCGCGCGCCGAAGTGCAGCCTGCTGCGACCATCACAGAGACCGACGTCCTGCGGATTGCGACACGAGCCGTGCAGATCTATGCAGAGAGCCATCCGCGGCCTGCCCACGTAACGATGAAAGACGCAGCGGAAATGCTGACGCTCAGTCGGCAGACCGTGAGCAAAATGGTCAAGTTCGGGACATTCAAGCTGAACAAGTGCGGTCTCATCCCGATTCTGCAGATCGACGCGGCACTGGCCTCGCGCGAGCGATAAATCGGCCGCGACGGCAGACTGTGGCAGCCACTTCGTGATAGTTTGCCGTTTCCCCAAACTACATGAAACGGGTATCCAAATGGCATTGAACGACCTCGGAGTGCGCGAACATGCGATCGCGACTCTTCACAAGCTTATTGAATCTCAGTCCATTCACCTAACAACCTCCAGCCTCGGAATCGCCGAGACGCATGAAAGTCGCGCCCATGACGACATCAAATATCTCGATGAGCTATTCAAGGGTCTCGTGGAGATCTATCGTAAGGCTCCATGAAGCATGCCGCCGTGCGTCTCCGGCGAAAGCCGGCTTGAGTCTGTCGCACTATTGGTGCAACAGCGGCCCAGAAGACTGGAAGTGGTTTCCTGGTATAGAATTCGCGGTGAGGCGCCGGAGGTTTAAACCACTACGCCACGGCAGCGTACGAGGAACCTTACTTAAACGGTGGTCTCCCAATTTCAGCAGCCTTCCCGACAGCCCGCCGCGAGCGGGCTTTGGCACATCCAGCTATCGAAACTGAGGTGTGAAATGGAAGGTATAGCCCAGCGCCGGGCCGATCGGGCGCGACTAAGAAAGAAACGCGGCCGCTACTGGTGGGGCCACCGCCTCACGGCCAAGGAGGCGTCAATGGTCGTGGACACGCCAACGCCGTGCAGCTGCTGGATGTGTGGCAATCCGCGCCGGCATTGAAAAAAGGCCCGGCGCTCGGCTCGCCATACATGCGAAAGTGATCGGCGAGCCGAGCGCAGTAAATGCGCATCTGCACGGGGAAAATGGCGTGCAGATAGCCGACAGGCTCACTGACGATCTTTCGCCTCCTCGAAGGTAACCGTCGCCAAATCTAGTACTTCGCGAACAGCATGCACGACGAAAGACGACCGAGTCTTGTTTTCGATATCCCTTAGTTTTTCCCTGTTTAGAATGCCAGCGCGATACAGCATCGCGACTTGATACCAATCCGTTTCAACCGTCGACAATCCTTCGTCAAATCGAACACGATCGTCAGACTTGAAATGCCGTACAAGTTCCTCCTGAAGTGCGGCAATCGCACGCACCTTCGCCAGTTCGAATATCTCCGCAGCGCCGCCGCGTGCGAGATGCTGATGCAGGTACACCCGCTGCGCTATCGGGGCGTCGAGTCCTTTTGTCGAAAAGATGAAGAACTCGCCGAAGAAGTGCGGGATGCCACCGAGAAACGGATCCCCTGCTGAAACGACGACAAATACGTCACCCAGCGTCGGGAAGTATGGGGATTTCAGGCGCAGCAGTTGGGAGTGTTCGTTGTTATCCATGTGATCTCCTTGTATGTCGAGACGCAAATATAACTGCAGAATCACTCACTAGCGGAAACATGTTAATAGTCTGGATCGTGTGTCAACTAATGTCATCTCCCGCGACTCGCTCGCTTCGTTTAAGCGGCGTCTATTTCTGCGCTTGACCGTTGCTACGGTTGATACGAAATGGCGGAATTGTGGGAATAGGAACGCGAGCCCGAAGCGCCAAGCTTTGCAAGAATTCTCGGTAATAAGGCCACATATTGAATGGCACCTGTTTTCCGAAAAACTCGGTGATCGCGGCTTCGTCAAATTCGTCTGGTTTCGCGTCCTGGACGATGTACTCCATCATGAAGTCGATCGATGCGTCCATAAGTACGTCGGCCTCTTGAGGATCTTCGCTATCCGGAGGAATTCGGCCATCAGCAGTACGCACCAGCCTCGTTCTTGTAGATACGGTAAAACGCATCAAAGAAATATTCTGAGGTCCGTTTTGCCCTTGAATTTCGAGGTCGGCCGCCAGAACTTCACCGGTAGTCCACGTCAATCGCGTGTAGCTCTGTAAAAGAGTGCCCTGGATAAATTGAGTGTCGACCTTAAAGTCAACGCGCGTTGGAAACGCTTGTTGAAACGCAAGATGGCCGAGCAAAAAATCAAGCGATTCCTTGCTCATGCCGCCTTCCGAAATTGCTCAGCTGGGCCAACGTTTACAGTGTTTCCAGCGACGCGCGAGGTGTGAATTACTCTAAGTTGCGATGCGGGGCGCAATGCGTCACTACTCACTTCGTTCGAAGACGTCAACAAACCACCCTGCCGTCCCTTCTTGATCGGCTCGAGTTTGATTTCGACCTTCATACCCATAGCAAATGCAGCTTCGCTGATCGTTTCCATAGTGACATTGTGCCGGCCACTCAGCACCCGATTGATGTAAGGTGCCTTTTTACCCATCTTTTCGGCCAAGGTCTTCTGACTCAGGCCGACCTCCTTCATGCGACCAAGCAACTGACGAGCGAGATCAAGCAGGGTGCTCTCGGTCCAATAGGCCGGGGTGTCCATTGCACGCTGGAAGGCCTCTTTATACCGATTACTGATCTTCATCTTCGTCCTCTATTTCAATATGTAAGGTGCCGTTTGCCTTAGCTTCGAAGTACTGCCGGTACGTCGTTTGTGCCTGCGAGACCAAAGCTCTCGGAGTGGTCTTCTTCTTGCCACCCTGCTTGTAGAAGCACCCGGCGACCACCACAAGCCGTCCTTCATCGTAAAACCAGAGCAGTCGAAGGGTTCCAGTGACGTCGAATTGCCATATTTTCGGATCCTCCGTGCTGACGTGATGGCTCCGATTGTCTGGAAGAGATGCCGGCCCATGAGCTGCGACCTTTTTCATAAAGGCAACCAGCGACGCCACGTCCGGCGGCTTCACGTCCGTCAGAACGCCGTCCCCGCGTTCCGACAGGACTTCGACGACCGACCACAC